CAGGTGAAGGCCGAGCTGCATGCTTCAACGTCTCATACCAAGGGATCCACGTGCCACTATCGGTGTGACCCTTCTCATTGACAAATGGTTGCTTGAAAGCAGGACCACTCCATGTATTGGGTACACCAGTTATCTTGGCAACTGTGTCAGAAATAGGCGTAGGTACGACATCAGAATGCATTGTAGACCGCCCAGTGACAGAGCCATATACGGTCAATGTGGCATCCTCAGGCAAGAAATTAGTTCCACATTTATAGTGCACATCTTTGGAAATGGCAAAATGTTTTCCTAATATAGTCTCCTCTATGTCCTTGGTTATGGGAGGAGGAATATGCGCTGGGCTTAGTGCCGTGACCTCAATCACAGCACGATCCAATTCAGGCGAGGTGATAGCAACTCCAACTCCATCCCTAGTACCATTCCGACCACCAATGTGGAAACCCACAATTTTCTTCTCGATAGAATCACTTACCAAAGGAAACATACACATCCCTGGTTTTGTGGTTGTATTCCGCAAAGTGTAGTACGACCCAGGGAAAGTGTACGGACCATTGCTAGCATCACTAACATGGTTCCACCAACCAATGTCCGTAACATGCCCTTTACCCTGGAACCCGTGAATAGCAACCGTGATAGGGTGCCTAACGTGATCTTCCTCAAAGTGCTTTCCCATGTGATTAGTAGGTCCACCGGATCCAACATAAATCATAACTAAGTCCTTTCCTGGTATCCTATAAGCCATAGTTGGATCTAAGATGAAATTGAGAGTTCCACCAGGACCCCTTAGTGTTGCCTTGGTAGGCTCTTCGGGCATTGTATGATATGGAACCACAAAATACTTGGTCCAATAATAGAAAGCCAAGCAAGTATCTCCATCAATCTCATAAATAAAAAGATGGTTGCGCAGAGCATTCCATGCAAAATCCTGATTCACGAAACTTCCCTTATTATCCAAGGGTTTAATTTCAGGTTTTACCCAGATACACTCCTCCGCATCACGAGCTTGAATTTCAGCTACTGTGCGCGGTTGCAAGCAACCTTGCACAGACATATTCGCCCTCAAAGCTTTGTAAGTCTTAACAGCTCCATAAAGAACTGCTAGACCCGCAAAAAGACCACATGCGTACTTAACGTGTTCATCACGCATCGACTTAAAGCACGCTGGTAAGGCTTCACGATCCTCTTTCAAGCGTTCCAAGTATGCCGTTTTCTTCGTCTCAACTACCGTAGCAAAAGTAAAACTGAAATAAATTGCGCTACAACATAATAATATAGCAGTCGGTAATACCCCTATTGTGAAAAATAGTGGTAGTGAAATAAAGAAATTGCCGGCTAGGGCTAGTTTTATATAATCTTTCACATCGGTTCCAATGATATCTTCGCCCATAGTCATGATGGTGGCCTTAATCCAATCATTATCCATCCACTGTTCTGGAATCCAATTCGTCCAACATGAGAAAGGTGACTCTTCATAAAGTTT